AATCTCCATATCCGCAACTTGCGCTTTAGTTCTGTATTGGTGTCCGACAAACGGCGGGTTTGCTCGTGCTATGCAAGGACTAAAAAAATATGTACCCCTTGGAGAGCAACGAGCAGCCCTATTCAGTTGTCTGCTCTCCGTAGAATACATATCTCTTCACCTCGATATTCAAAATGCAGGTTGCCCTGAATCCGCGTTATCTTATCAGCATATTCTCCTCTGAAAACAGAAACCAGTCTCCATATCTGGCATAATATTATAGCAGATTCAGGGCTTCCCGTCATCTCTTTTCTTACGGCGGGACACCTGAACTTTCTCGTATTTTAGCCATTTTCTCCGCCTCCCAGCTCCGTCATCAGCTCATCGCTGAAGCGGTATTCGATCTCAAGCCTCATGCCGCTGAACACCTTCACTCTGGAAATGAAGAACAGCAACATCTCATTGGTTACGTTCTCTGATTTCAGCAGATTCCTTGCCTCGCTGCCGTAAAGCTCCATTTCCGGATCTGTCTTTGCTTCCAGCGCCGCGATTCCTTCCTGAAGTTCGGTCAGCTGCGCCTGCATTTGCGCATTTTCCTCAGTGAGCTTATCCCGCACGGCCAGATATTCGTCTCTGCCGATCCTGCCGTCAGAATAGCGCTCATATGCGCCGAGACGTTCGCTCTGATTGCGTTTCATTTTGCTCTCCAGCCGGAGAACCGTCTGCTTCATGTTGTCCATGGAACCTTTGGTCTTGGCTGCCGCCTCCTGAATCTTCTTATCGTGATCCACCAGAAGCTCCAACATCTGACGGAGGCTGCCGATTACGGCTTTTTGCAGCTCGTCCTCATAGAATCGCTCACCCAGCGGACATGTAGTTTCCGCAGAGTACCGGGAAGCCTCGCACTGATAATAAATGCGTTTTGCCTTGGAATGCCGTACCATGGCTCTTTCGCATTCCCCGCAGCGAAGTAATGAACGGAGCGGATAGTCCAGTTTGCGCTGTGTATATGGTTTTCCTACAGCGATCGTAGACTGCGCTTTCTCATAGGTTTCCTGTGAGATCAGCGGGACATTGCAATCCGGGATGATCAGCCAGTCCTCCTTATCCTTTTTGTTGCTTGTGGGATGGTTAAGGCTCTTATAATCCCGTTTGTAACTCACGTTCGCCCCGGTGTATTCCAAACGCTCGATGATATTCCGAACGGAATAGGAGCCCCAATCCTGTTTTGGAGACCGCTTTTTATGCTTCCTGCTCTCAGGATGGATTCTTGCGAAATGCGCCGCAGGCGTTTCCACATGTTCCTCATTCAGAATGCGGGCAATCTGCCCAAGATTCTTACCCGACACAGCCAGCGCAAAGATTCTCTGTACAACCGGCGCTGCCACCGGATCAGGAATCAGCTTATGCTTATTCTCCGGGTCTTTGATATACCCATAAGGAGCATGACTGGCTATGTATTCTCCATGCTTAATCCTGGAGCGCAGCACCGTCTTGATCTTCTGTGAGAGATCACGGCTGTAATAGGAATAGACGATATAGCGCATGACTACATCCATGCCGCCGGTTGTTCCCTTGTAATCGTCGCTGTCGTAGCCGTCATTGACGGAGATGAAGCGGACGCCCAGGAACGGAAAGATCCGCTCCAGATAATCACCGATCTCAACGTAGTCGCGGAAGAACCGGCTGAAATCCTTACAGAGCACCAGCTTTGATTCTCCGTTTTTCAGAGCTTCGATCATCCGCTCAAAGGACGGCCTGCGGTCATTGGTGCCGGAAAAGCCGTCGTCCACGAACTCGACCGCTTCATAGAGCCGGAGCTCTTCATGGGTTTTGATGTACTGGTACAGCAAAGCCCTCTGATTGGCGACGCTGTTGCTTTCGGTCTTGTTTTTCAGATCGTCATCAGCGTCGGACAATCGGATGTATAAGAACATCTTCTTCATTCCTGACCTTCTCCTTTCAGCTCCTCCCAGGCACTACGGAGCGTTTCAAATTCTTCCTGGTATTTGAGAACCACTTCGATCCGCTTTTGGTGATCCGCGTCTTCATAGACCAGCACCTTCTCAACCATGGCCACTACCAGCTCTCTGGTAAGCTCTCCGCCGTCAATAACGCTCCGCATACTCTCCAGCCATTTATTCTCACTGGAAAGGGTCTTGTTGAGCTTTGCCTGCTGTACCAGAAGCGCGTTCAGCTGGCGGTTCAGCTGCTGATATTCCTCGTCAAAGCGCAGCTTCATCATCGTATATTCTTCCGCAGTCAGAATGCCGTCGCTGTAATCCTCATAAAGCCGTTCCCGCTTTACCTGCCTGGATTTCATCTGTACCGACAGGCTCTGCACTTCATTACGAAGCTCCGTCTGTCTTCCGGTTTCCTCCCCGCGATTCAACCGGGCTGTCAGGGCATCGAAATCGGCCACAAAGAGCAGCTGATCTGAAATCACATGCTGCACTACAGCGACGATCTTTGTCTGAGCGATGGTATGGAATCCGTGCTTGCACTCATTTAGGAAGTAATTCTGGCAATGATACGAGCCGTTTTTACTTCCGGGTTTGATGCTTCTGTGATAGCCCATACCTCTGCCGCAGTCGCCGCAGAAGATCATCTTATGGAACAACGGTTGATTGTTCTCCCGGAATTCCTTTGTGGCCTCCAAATGGTTATTCCATTTCTTGTTGGCCTTGATTCTGCGTTCTTTCAAGATTTCAAAGGTCTCCCGGTCTACCAACGGCTCATGCATATCTTTCAGGACGCGCCACTTGCTTTCATCGTACTCGTAGTGGTAATCCGGCTGGCCCAGATAGAGAGCAGTCGGCATCCGCCCGAATACCAGGTCGCCGGTATAGGTCGGATTCATGCAGATCTGCTTTATGCATGGGCAGTTCCACTTGGCGTGCTCATATTTCGGGTCTTTGCTGACGCCGCGTAGCCAGCGCAGATGTCCCGGCGAAGGAATCCCTTCCTCGTTCAGCTTTCTGGCGATTGCAGAGAACTCCATGCCGTCCAGCCGCATCTTGAAAATCCTTGTCACCACATCCCGTGTCTCCGGATCAGGCTCAAAGCGGTATGCCTGAGTTGTGGACTTGCGATACCCGTAAGGAATTGCGCTGGGGATATGCTCTGCGGCAAGCTGCTTTGTGTGAACGGCGGTAGATACCTTCCTGGACATATCCCGCGAATAGAAGCTGTTGATCAGATTCTTCAGCGGGATCAGCAGGCTTTCAGCCGATCCGTCCGTCTCAAAGCTGTCGTAATTGTCGGATACGGAGATAAACCGTACCCCGAAGAACGGAAATACATTCTCCAGCAGATTGCCCGCTTCGATGTAGTCACGGGAAAACCGGGAGAAATCCTTGATGACAAGCGCCTTGATCCGTCCTTCCTTGATTTCTTCGATCATCTTCTGGAACTGCGGACGCTTCATGTTTGTCCCTGTCCAGCCGTTGTCGATAAATGTCCCAGCAAGATGCAGATACGGATGCTCGTCGATATATTCCCGGCAGATTGCCACCTGTTCCTCGATGGACGCGCCGCCGTCGTCCTTCTTGCTGTTTTCCACGGAGAGCCGCGCATAGATCGCCGTCTCCCATTGAATGATTTCCGGAGCACCTGCACTTACTACTGGCTTCGTTTCCTCCAGAAACGTCTGTCTTTTCCTTCTTCCCATCTTTAAGCCTCCTCCGGGAGAATGTCTTTGTAACGATCTATGTATTGGACTGCCTCATCCAGCTGATCCTGATAGCGAAAGACCACTTCGATGTGCTTCGCATCGTATATTACGATACGCTCGATCAGATTCACCACGACTGCTCGTTGCAGCTCGGTGATGTTTTCATACTGTCGGAACAGGTCAATCCATTCCGAATGCCGCTCACCGTTCTCCACGGTCAGCAGCCGTTCTTCCTTGATCTGAACTATCGCTTTCTGCCGTTCCTGAATCCTGCGGTCATATCCGCTGCGGAACTCCAGATATTCTTCTTTGGAAATCATGCCGTCCGCCATATCGCTGTACAGGTTCAGCTTCAAATCCTGATACCGCTTGATTTCATCCTCCAGCCTGATCAACTGTGCGTCGTAGTCGAAGACCTTGCGCTGCTGTTCCGGGAGGGAAGCGATATAGTCCAGCACTGCATCTACCTCACAGACCAGGTTGATCTGGTCGCGGACAAGCTGGAAGACGATCTTCTCCAGTTTGCTCTCGCTGAAGCTGTGCGGGCTGCATCCCTGCTTTGCCTTATGCGTGGAGCAGACGAAGTAGTAATACCGCTTGCCATGGGAAGGAACCGCCTTCCGCGCCATAGCGTGCAGGCAATCCCCGCAGTACACGAAACCGGCAAAGATATGGCTGGCTTCCTTTTCCGGGGCTACCCGGATGTCTTTCCCCAGCAGGCTCTGTACGGTTTCGAAGTCCGTCTCCTTAATAATGGCATCATGGTTTTCTTCCACCGTAATCCAGTCATCTTCACAGTAATGGACTTCCTTCTTTACCTTGTAATTCGGCGTCCCGCGCTTATGCTGCGTCAGCGTTCCAAGGTAAATCCGGTTGGTCAGCACACGCTGCACAGAACCGGCGTTCCATGTTGCCTGCGTACTGGTGCAGAAACCGGAGCCGTATTTCATTCCCTTTGAACGCTTGTATTCCATGGGGCTGAGTACACCCATGGAATTGAGCTTCGCGGCAATCCTCGTATTGCTCATTCCCTGTAGCCGGTACTTGAAGATCATCTCTACGACCTGCGCCGCCTCCTCGTCCACCAACAGCCGGTTTTTGTTTTCCGGGTCTTTCCGGTAACCGTAGGTGGCAAACGCGCCGATGAAGTCGCCCATCTTTCTCTTGATATCCAGCTGGGTGCGGATCTTCATGGAAATGTCCTTGCAGTACGCATCGTTGATCAAGTTCTTGAACGGAACGATCAGCGAATCCGCCTGCGTCTTTTCTCCGTTGCTGTCATAGCTGTCGTTGATCGCAATGAAGCGCACGCCCATGAACGGGAAGATTTTCTCCAGGTATCTGCCGGAATCAATATAGTTTCTGGCAAAACGAGAGAGATCCTTGCAGACGATACAGTTGATCTTTTTCTGCCGGATATCCTCCATCATCTGCTTGAAGCCGGGGCGATCGAAGTTTACGCCCGAATAGCCGTCATCGACGTATTCCCTGGCGATGACCATATCCGTGCGATCCCGCAGGAACTCACGGATAATATCCCTCTGGCTACCGATGGAGTTACTTTCCGCTTTGTCGCCGTCATCGCGGGATAAACGGCAGTATGCAGCGACATTCCAAACTTTTTCTGTCATAATGTCCATCCTCCTTTCCTCGCCAGAGTAGTCTTTTTTCTATGTATAAGCGAGGATGTCGATATCCCCGCGGACAAGCTTGACAAATGCCGCGTTACATGCTGCGGATATATGCCTCAAGCCTGTCCTCTATGGTTTCTTTGGTATTGCTGAAGCTGACCTTTACGATCACGTCGTCATCCACGTAGCAGTAGGGATTCCTTACCTGCTGGATATACTGGCGCAGCCGTTCCTTACGCGGCAGCTTCTGGTCAATGACGATGCCGCGCCGGTCTGCCAGCTGATCTGCCTGAACCGTCCGGACATCGACGCTTCTCATTTCCTCAATGCTCATTTGATCTGTCCTTCCTTCACGGAGC